ATGGGCATCTGTCGCATCTCTGTTTTTAATCCAAACAAAATTAGGCGAAAATGTGCTGTTTCCAGCTTGGTCTATTGATTGTGTGCTACCGTCGCCCTAATACAGTGTTGTCTGGAAATACGCTGAAGGGTCTGCAATAGTCGGATCTGGTATGTTGTCGGTATTAAGGGCTAAAAAGTCCGTGGGTGGTGTGTAGGCAAAGTCGGTCTGACCAAAATTTACAGAGCCTGTCTTGTTGTTGTATATAGCAGCATAGGGTAAAAAGGTTGGCGTGGTGCTAGTCGTAAAGTCTGGGTCACTTCCATCAGCCGGATCGCCGCCGTTGATCCAAGAGTTCTGTATTCCAAAATGTAATTTTCCGGTATCAGCATCATATGCAATCTGAAGAACATTCCCTCCGTTGTACGTCCCACGAGACGTTCCAAGGTAGTCATTGTTTATAACGGTATCGCTTCTGGTTGTATAAGCGTAAGCCAAGGGGTCTTGTAACCAATCAGCATATTGCGTATTTACCGTGTCAGCTACGATACCAAAGTTAGGCTCGCCACCGGCATCGTCACTTGTTGTGGCAATACATTCCCAGTACCACTTGCCGCTTGACGGTATACTCATAGTAGCTCTCGTAGTATGCCAAGCTTGTCCAGACGGACCAACGAGCCCTAGATTCCCGTTATTCAGACCGGGGATGGTGGCGTCAAGAGGACTTAAAGTACACCAGTTATTGGTGGGCGAGTCAGACATCTGATCGTTTGCAGCCAAGCCACTGCTGGCAAAATCATTCCCTTCTCCAGAAGTATCGTCGCCAAGTGCAGAACTGTCTTGACCCTTTAAATAAGCCCCTTGGTCGCCGTAAGCACCTGCGTATTTTATAGGAACCCACTCACCTGTGGTAGAATCGTATTTACCAAAATCAGAGGCTGTTTTTTGCGCTCCATCAATTAAGTGAATCTCAGCCATATAGCCTTCCATATAACGGCCAGCAGCACCTCCACTTGGCGTCCAACTACCAATACGATTTACAACATCATCAAAGAAGGGGTAATCGGTATCACTACCAAGAGCATTGGCATCTGCCGTAATCAATTCGCCGTTAATATAAACTTTCATTCTGTTGGATTGAGTGCCTTGGGTCGTATCCATTGCAAAAACAAAATGATACCAACTCGCTGGGTCTCGGAGCTTATAGTCATTTGCTTGCCAAAGATTGGACGAACCATCTGACAGGCTTAAGCGTTCACGACTAAAATCAGTCTCTGAACTATCAATATACCATGTTAGACCGTAGCTCCCCCCTGCGGCACTGAACATTGCTAAACTATTACCTAATCCAAGATTAGTTCTTTTAACCCAACAACTAATAGTATTAGTCTTCTGATTCCCCGCAGAACTTGGAGTTCTATGCATGTAGGCAGAATCGTTATCATTGAAACGAATTGATTGCTCAATCTCGTAAGTAGAACCAGCATTAGCCAGCCACTGTGATCCAAACATTGTCATTAGCCAAACGCCAACTGTGGTGCGCCGAGTTGAATACTGCCGGACGCTTTTACAAAGTAGGGAACCACATCAACGGCTGCTGCTGCGGTACTAAGCGTTATTCCGCCCGAAGCAGGGCTTTCATAGTCCGTCCCTAAACTGAGAGTTCTTGATCCCGTGCCGTCTTGAATAAACACGAACACCCCGGCTTGGCCTACAGCCTCGGTAGATGGATTAGCCAAGGTCACGTTGCCCGTAAGAGTAAGAACAAAGTTTTGGTGCGCCGAGAAGTCAATCGTTACGCTGCCTGTGTTGGACGTATCCGTGTCCGTAGCAGCTAGAACAATCTTGCCTCCTGTAAACTTGCCCACAACAGTTACGTCTGTTGTTCCTGTAGGAATTTCGATTACATCAGCATCAGCGTCGTTCTTGATCGTTACATCGTTGGTTGATCCCTGCCCCGTAAGAATAAGACCTTCGGCAGCGGTGTAACCAATCGCGGCATTATCGCCAGCCGCCGTGTCGCCAGCAGGTTCAACGGTTCCCGTAGCGGTGACGTTACCTGTCGCGGCCACACCTGCGCTGGCTGTGATAAGTCCTGTTACACCAAGCGTACCCGCCGCAGTGACGTTTACGGTTCCTGTCGGGATTTCAATAACGTCAGCGTCGGCATCGTTTTTGATGGTTACATCGTTTGTGCTGCCCTGCCCGGTAAGGATCAAGCCTTCAGCAGCAGTGTAACCAATTGCAGCGTTATCCCCCGCTGCCGTGTCTCCGTCCGGCTCAAACGTAGCTGCTGTGGCAACACCGACAATATCCACATTGGTCGTCCCCGTTGGAACAGCAATGACCGTGGCATCGGCATCATTAACCAATGTAATGTCGTTAGTGGAACCTTGCCCGGTAACAATTATGCCCAACGCGGCAGTATAACCTATTGCTGCTTTATCGCTGGCTGCGGTGTCTCCTAAAGCGTTCAGCGTTCCACTAGACGTAATATCTCCGGACGCAGTAAGCGTAGCCAGTTGGAGGTTCGATAAAGCATCTATGACAGCCGCTCCAGAACCCGCGCCGTCCATGTAAACAACAGCAGAACTTCCGTTGGTAACCGTAATGTTTGCGCCGGAACCCTGCGTCAGAATTACAGAATAGGGTCCACTAGATCCAGAATCTGTGGTGGCGTTTATGATTATGAAAAAGGCGGACGTTGTATTTGGGGCCACCGTAACCGTGTTGTTCGCCCCAAGGGCTCCCGTAAACTTAATTACTCGATACATACCATCTTGAAGATTCTCAGTACCAGAGCCTGGAGAAGCTTCTCGAACGGTAAGAGTGTGCGTAGTTCCAGAAAGACCAACCGCTTTATACGAGGCAATACGATCTAAGATATCTATGTTGTGATTAGTGGTATCTCCCCAAGCTCCGGACTGCTCTCCCGAACCTATTTTCTCAATACCAAAACTCGTAGTGTATGATGATGCCATGATTTTATTCCTATGCCGCTATCTTAGTCCAATTAGGCGCTTGTGTGTAAGTTATCGGGTTCCATCGCGCAATTTGGCCGGGATCTATATTTTCCCAAATAAGAACTCGTCCGACTGCCGTTGAAGCTTCAACCCCCGTAATGGGGACTGTGATGTCTATCTGTACGCTTCCGACCGCCGTGGCCGCAGAAACACCCGTAGGGGAGACATTGGCCTTACCTGTTGCGACCGCAGTTCCAATAACCGCCGCCGCAGAAACACCCGTAACCTCAACAGTAATGTCTACTTGAACACTGCCAACCGCAGTAGCCGCAGAAACACCCGTAACCGGAACCGTAATGTCCACTTGAACACTACCCGCCGCAGTAGCCGCAGAAACACCCGTAACTAGAACGGTAGAGGGAGTGTCCCAGGAACCTGTGTTCCAAGCCTCTCTTCCCCATCCACCAAGGTTAGGGTTGTTAGCCATCAGGCAATCCGGATCAATGCGTTGTTAGCGTCGTTAGTAGGCATTGTAATAGTGAAGTCACCCGCGCTTGACGACTTGTCCGCGCCAAAGTTAATTACGCAAACGGACGGTTTGGCTGCGTGAGTAGTATCCCCGGCTGTTCCCGCGTTAGCCAAAGTGGAGTTATAAATTAGAGCACCGCGAGCACTACTGATAGTAGCCGTGGAAAAAGTTACGTCGGCCATGTCGATAAATGCCGTAGGAACAGAACTACTGTTATCACCAAGGCCAATGGTAGCACTCGCTATAGCAGCGCCTCCAGCCGTGTAGTTTGTACCACTAACCTCGTTACCTGTCGTATACCCTGTGGTGTCCGCGTCGATAGACGAACTATTGGTGAACATGGCCAGCTTAAATGTGTCCGCTGCTATTGAACTACCATCTCCACGAGAATGTGAGGTCCAAAAATGAATCCCAGCGTTTATTTCTTTTTTGTAAGTACCGCAAATACCAGATGTTCCTACAGCCATTACAGCCTCCTGATTATCTCTGCCATATCATCATGGCCCTGTTGTTTCATTAAAGACCAGATAGTCGTTCTCTCACTTTGACACATCTTACTCATGTAAAATACTAGCACTTCTTTCAAACGTTGTCTGTGGGCAAATGCTTGGTCTCGTATAACAGGCGGGGCTGTTTCTGAGACCGTCATTATTTTGTTCAACGCCATTTCGGCCATTTCTTCGGGGGAATGCCCCCTGTTATCCGACGTGAAAACAAGGGCCTTGCCCATTTCTCCTGAGCTTGACGTACTAGACATTAGACCCTAGACAACGTCCCTCCGTACCCGGTCATACCGATATTGGTCTCTTGTTTGTTTTCCCTCACCAAGATTCTTCAGCCACTGAATTGATTCTAAAAACCTATCCGTGTACTGCTTCAACAAGTCTGGCTCTCCCTTCAAGAAGGTGTATGCCTCGACCAGAGAACCGTACAGAAGAGCCAGTTCTGCGTTATCTCCTAACCACGTTGTTCCACTAGCGACAGTCGTTATAGAGTCGGGTCTATAGAAATAATGCAACTCCATCGTAAAGTTATCATTTGGTGTAGGGGCCAACAAAAAAGTAGCTTCGTCCCATGTTGCATAGTACTTAGGTACACCCGTTGTTGCAGGGTTGGCCGTAAAATCTTGTAACATGGTTGCTTGCTTATAAAGCAGAAACTCTTTGCTAGAAGAATTTATTACGCTTAATGAATTAGGAGACAAGAAATCTGCGGGTTTTTGCAGGTAAGCGTTTCCAGTGGAAGCCGTTCCTTGGGACGATTTACGAAAAACATCTAACTGACATTCTTTTAAAATTCTTTCTTCAGCATTAAGAATAAACCGAGGAAGCTGGCTAACAAAAGTCGTCTCTGTGCTTTGGACATAATCCTGTATGGCCGTCTTTAAAGTTGCGTAAGTGTATGCCATATAAAAAACTCATTTCGTAAGAGTAACGGGTCCCGCACTAGCGGATTCACCACCACCAGATACATTTCCTATTGTAGACGTTCCGCTGCTCGCAGAAAACGTATAAAAAAGAGACTGAAAATTAGTGCTAGACGTACCGGGTATTACGGTTATTTCATAACCGGACGCAGATTCAAGAACGGTTTCTGTAAAACCGTCAAAACCCTCCACTTCTCTGAACCGGACAACATCACCTGTAGCTCTGCTGTGGCCGGGTTCCCGGACCTTAATAACAGCGGAACCACTGGACGACGTTGTAAACCCATTGCGAGGAAGAAGAACTTCCACAGAAGGTTCTACCCTATCCGGTCTAGGGTCTTTAATAGCCTGTGGATCCGAATGTGTCTTAAGGACCATCAATTGCGCTTGTTTGGCCTCCCACTCATTCTTACCGACAAGCATACCCGTCCATTCCTTACGCATATCCCGTTGTCTATACGCCGCGCCGGAACGGTCCGAAATGCCCATGGCGTATTTATTTGAAGCATATTTAGTCATTACGAAAGAGCACTTAAATAATTATACGAAGGTACGACACTGAAGCTGGACCTATCTCGATCCTCCTCCGCAGCCCTAATAAACTCTTCTTCGTAGATGTTTTTCAGGAGGAGAGTTCTGTCTGGAGCTATCTTCAAGGACATATAGTAGGACAGACCCGCAGCTAGACAAGGGTAAAACCGAAAAGGTATTTCTACGGTGTTGCCGGAAGCATCCGCGTCGTCTATTCGCACAAGACGGTCGTATATTAGAATGTCTGTACTGTTTTCTGGGGTAGGCCAAACCTTAACAACCGGGTTTATCTGACGATCCACATAGTACTGGGTAGGCCTTCCGGTAGTCGTCTTAGATGGAATACTAAGAAAATCATCTCGGCTGACTCGAACGATAGAAATGTCGGATCCACTTCTTCTTACAACAGAAGACAAAATGTCTATGCTGCCACGCACGTCGGAAAGACTGGGGTCTGCGGATATGGTGGTGGTAATCCCAGATTCGTCACTGGCCGTGCTGGAAATAGTTTCTCCAGCGTTGAAAGAACCACTCGGGATACTTAACGTTATGGTTGTTGAACTTGGTTTTGTAAGGACAACAGCGCTGGATCCGCTAACGGCTCCAGTAATAGTGTTGCCAACAACCAGATCCGTTGAGGACCCCACAGTAGCAGTAATGGTTCCAACAGGGTATTCGGCCAAACCGGAGATGACCGTTTGGCTTACCTGATCTATAGTCCATCGGTTTAAGCCACGGTTAGCCCAATCAGCAAACAAAAAATTCAAGGAACGGCGAGCCGTCACCGCATCATACCCAGTACGGAACTCCGATCCACAGCGTTCAAACGCTTCCTCCACGTAATCCGCTACATTTGGCTCAAAGTCCTTAGTTCCAGAAACCGCCATAATATGAGAACCCTTTAATGTTAACCCCAAAGGGATAGTTTTACATCGACCCCTAAATACCCGGAAATCTTATGCGTAGAAGAAGGTCATAAGATCAATTGTAGCAACCGTATACTGAACCACTGCGCCATCCTTGAGCAGAACCCCCTCGCCGGGGATAAACGTGTCATTAATGAGCGTGTTGTCTGTGCCCAACGTCCGGATTTTGAATAGGATAGTCCCTGATTCAGGTGCCCCGTCGTATATATTGACAATACCCGCAGTTCCGCCGGAAACAACAAAGAAGCCCTTCAATCGGGTCCGTCCAGGGAAAATAGCCTGTGCAGCGGACGCAAGGCTCCCCACTGTGATGTTACCTGCGTACTGCTCGGAGCAGACCACTGAGGTAACCGTCTTGAAGTACTTGGTGCCGTTTACAGCCTCCGCCGATCCAGTCGAGGTAATAATCTCGCTGATGACCTCATCAAGTACACTAGTCCCTGTGATGGTTGTTGTCTTGCCGTTATCGCTCGTCCCTGCCGTTGTGACAGACAGAAGTCTACCGCCCCCAGAAGCAAACGAGCTGTTTGCTAGTGTAGCGGTTGTGTTTGGTCTTGCTGCGGTAACGATGAAATCGCCATCTGCGGCAACTTCATCGCTGATTGTGATGGCTTGTACGCTGACATCCGCCATGTCGAACTCCTCCTAAAGGGGTGGAAGCGACTAAACCCCCACCCAAAAGATTACGATGTAGCGAATACGGAAAGGTTTGCGGCAGCGCCTGTACCAGAAGAAGTACAGCGAGCTTCGGCCCGCCAGACGGTTCCGTTAAAGGTAAACACCACATAGCTTCCGATACCAGGACCCGAGTTAGTAAGACCAACAAGGTTA